TTACAATAATTCTTTTCTCAGAGCAAAGTGCACTGTAAATTTTTCTGCATAATTCAATGTTTCAGAACCATCTTCGCGATATCCAAAATAAAACTTATAATCGCTTTTATTCAACACCTTCATATTTCCGATAGCACCATATTGATAAAGTATTTCAAGCGCTTTATCCAAATCGACAATAACTGCTAATTGAGTATTTTTAGCTATTACCTTCTCTGCTTCTGCTTTCCAGAAATTCCTTTTTCGTATCAGCGTTAACATGCTAAAACAAGCATTAATATATTCAGAACCATAATACAAAGACATCTCATTTCTAAGTTCGTTACAAAAATCGCGAGAATATTCTTGTTCCACTGCAATAAACATTTCGTTTGTAAATGCTTGTTCCTCTGGATATTTACTGATTATCTTATTTAACATATTCACAATATCTCTAGGTCTTCCATGACTAAAATTCAGTAAGAACTTTAAAGTTTCTCTACCCTTTATTTTGGGCGGAAATAAACATTCAAATAATTCTTCATTTGTTCTTTCTTTCCACTCATCTACAGAAGTTCGCACTTTATTAAAAATCATATCCATCAACATATGCTGAGAAGGATTCCCTGTATTCCCGTCTTTCAACCAGTTAAGGTTTACCTGTGAATTGACAACATACTTGTTAAGATTAGTTGAATCATTGTGCAAGAATCTAAACAAATCAGACCGAAACAATAATATTATTTTACTTCCCGGACTTTTTTCCTCTAATTCAATATTAAATTTATATGCGACCTCTATAAATTTTGCAAGAAATTTTGCAAAACTACTATTAACTGCTATTTTTTCATCATACTCATCTAAATCATCAATTATTATTGTGATTTTAGTATATTTAACCAATTCAAATAATTGCTCTTTAAACTCTTCAATCTTATTATAATATGGCTCCTTGGAGTAACTTTCTTCACTCATTTGTTTATTCGAAGAGCAGATTTCAGGTTTTAACTTTGCCGATATTTTTGATGCGATATTGTCTTCTTCTCGAAATACAACCCTATCTTTTTCGAAATGTAAAATATCATTTCGATCAACTTGCTTTTTTAGAAATTTGAATTTTTTTCGTATTTTTCTTTTTTCCAAAAGCCCTTTCCCTTTTAGAATAGCCTTTTCTTGCGCAATTAATAACCCAGACACCTCTCTTAAAATTGCATACAAAATAAAAACCGCACGCTCTCTTTGTGGAATATCGCCATTTCCTATTGCCTGAAGTTGCCTAAAAAGCACTTGATCTTTATCAATATATTTTGCCGTTCCACCCTCTATTTTCATCTGCATTTCATAATACTTAGCAAGCAATGTTTTTCCAGTACCTTTTCTTCCAGTCACAATGAACTTATTGCAATTATTATATAATTCTTCATATTTTTTATTTTTCTTATAAAAGAATTCATTGAATTTATCTTTTCTCGCTTCTGCCAACCCGTCAGGATCCCCTATAAAAATATTTTTTAATCTTACTTCTTCCATTGCTCTCTCCACATATAGTATTAATTATTTCTAAATTTGTATTATACTACCAAATATAGAACATTGCAACATGTCAACAAACTAAAAAAGCCCCAGATTTCTCCGAGGCTTAATTTACTAATATTGCTTGATAATAACAGAATATCCTTTTGCCTTTAATTCGGCAGCGAACTTCTCTGCGTTTATCTCGTTTCCGAATGCTCCAACCTGTACTCGATACAACGCGCCAGAGCTTGAACCAGATCCGTTGCTTGAACTTTGACTCTTATATGCAATACCAAGATATCTCAAGATAGCTTTTGCATAGGCAACACCAAAGGCCTTTTGCTCTGCCACGGTGTCAATGATGTCGTTGTCCTTGTCATTGTCAATGAACGCACACTCGCACAGTACAGCCACCATCTTAGTGCCTCTTGTAAATGCAAGATTCTTCGTCTTTATGCCTCTGGAGTTCTGCCCGATTTTCTTAGTTTCATCTTCGCAATACTGCGCTAACTTCTTTCCTTTTTCGCTTATAGCATAGTAATAACTTTCTGATCCATCACCCTTTCCGGCATTTGTATGGAAAGAAACTGCTACCGAAGCTCCGCACGCATTTGCTTCTTTTACTTCCTGCGACACTGGATCGTTTTCGTCTTTGGTTCTACTGCATACAACTGTTACACCATGCCTTATCAATTCATTGTGACAAGCAAGCATGATCTGCAGGTTAATGTCCTTCTCTTTCATCCCGTAAGCTACTGCTCCCGGATCACTTCCGCCGTGGCCGGCGCTAAGAAATACTTTTGCCATATTAAAATCTCCTTTCCCATATAAAAAGAGGACGATTGCTCGTCCTCTAAACCTTTTCATTTTATCTTCCAATATTCAGTTTCAACATCAACGCTTCTTGCAATACCTGCGAAAAATTAACCCCTCTGGCAACCGCCTCTTCATTCAACCATTCCGGAATACTAAGCGTCTTCTTTACCGCTCTCGAATTATGTTTTCTCTGATATTCCATCATATCAAACTCTACAACCGCTAAAATTCCATCTTTCGCATCTATTTTATTTATTTCTGTCGGTTTTGGGATGATTTCTCTGTCTTCTTTCCTACTTATCAAAGAGATTCCCAACGCTTCTACTGCCATCTCATATGCCTGCTGCATATTATCTCCCTCTGTTAAACATTCCGGTAAATCTGGAAAAGATACCCAAAAACCTCCTTCTTCCGCTTCATGGAAAATTGCAGGATAAAAAAGTTTTTCCATACGTAACACCTCCATTTTCTTTTTCAGGCGCGGGACTATTTAAGTCCCGCTTGTTTTAATATTGCCTGCTCCAATCCCTTTTTCATGGCTTTGGAGTGATAAGGAACAATAACTGTTATTCCCGTCGTCTGATTCTTGAGTTTTACATGAGAACCATTTTGACTGATTTCCTCAAACCCGTTTTTCTTGAGATGTTTTATCATCTCTCTCGGTGTCATTGGCATCTTTTGTATCTCCTTTCCTTATCATGGTTATATGATATCACGTATTTTTACGTATGTCAACTTTTTTTATGTATTATTACGTATTATTTGTTTGTATTGAATTTTGTCCTCTGCCACATCTCTGCAACCTTTTCCCAGCCACCTGTTGCCACTAAGTACACGGTAGGCGCTGCTATCACTGCTCCAACGATATAATACCAAAGTAATGCCATTTTAAAATAAATACATAAGATCACAACTGCCAGCGGACATAATATCAGTGCCACCACCAGCGCTACCGCATTTGTCTGAATGTTTTTAAGCCCCGGCATCTCCTTAATAACCTGAGTGATAATACTGGTTAAGAACGCCAATACTCCAATTGCCATAAGTAAATAAGATACATACTGCATTAATAATTCCATACTCATAATTTCTTCTCCTTTACTTTTCAATGATGTTTTCTAAGAGCTCATCCCTTATTTTTTTCATTTCATCAATTCCATTTCCGGTGATCTGATGATTTAACATTGCCGCCAAGCACTTAGACTGTTGTTTCTGCATATCTTCCAAGGATTGTAGCTTCTTATAGTCCTTGTCATTATACACTTCTAACTGCGATACCCTTTTAGTTAACAGAAAAGCTGGTCTGATCACTTTTACCACGATTGCCCCAGCTCCTCCAACAATGCTTATCGCCCCGCAAATACTTAAAATCTGTTGTAAAAACTCCATGTACTACTCCTTTACTTTTTTCATAAGTTCTCTGGTCTAACTGTTTTTTAATACACTATTTTTCACCTCTCTTCTTTTACTATATCAACATAAATACCAATCAAATCTTTTAGATCATGTGTTAGAGCTTGACCGGAATTTCTTATACATAAATATAGAACATCTTCTTGCATGTAATATTTACCCTCAAATAGTTCCATATTTCCTTCGTATGGGATAGGATCATACACTGCCCCGGTGTGCTCTAAGTCTATTCGTGAATATAGGCTTTCCGTTCCCTGTCCGGGTGGAAAATGCTTCTGTATAAGTAAGCCCGGTTGCTCTGTCTTATACATTACACCGTCATACACGAACTTAAAGCCAAGTTTTACCTTTTCCCCGACAATCTCTTCAAAAGTCGGGTAGAAAGCCATCATTCTTAAAGATGTTTGATCTGGGATGTCCACGGTATTAAGCTGTGTTTTCATAAAAATAGCGGCCACTTCGTTAAGAGTAAGTTGTCTTCTACTCTCCTCAAGCGCCGCCACTTCTTTTTCAAGTTGTTTTTGTTTAAGCTCTTCTTCTGTGTAGGGATGATAAATCTGAGTCATTCGCCAAGCGCCGAATTTGTTTTGTTCGCCTTTTCCAAATTCAAGCCAACCTTTGGTTTCATCCCACTCGGTAATTACCTCGCCTTTTTCATTATAGGTTTTCATTGAAAGTTCAGATAGATATTCCTCTGAATTTTCATTAAATAAAAGTTCATCTAAATCCGTTCCATATGTCATTCACGTCACCTCTTAAACACCTATTATATATCGTAGTACAAATTTATTATTACTATAGATAGTATTATTGGCTGGGTTATAACTTCCATTATTGTTCATTGCATGTCCGCCTATTTCAACATCGTTTATATATACATACCTAACACCTTCCTGAAATCCGCATGTCAACAAAAAACCATGTCCTGTACCGTTATGTAATGCTACTTTTTCTTTAGGCACGAAATGCGAAGTAAATTGTTCGTTCTTTGCCGTCGATCCATCGAAACGTGAAAACACAAATACAACACCGTTAGCTTGATCGGTTATTTTTTCAGACAATTTGGCGATTTGACCCGATTGCATATAAAATGCACCCTGCCAAAGAATATGTGATTTCTTTGATAGCGATAAAACGTTCCAATCGCCCCAAGCATTACTGAAAAATTCCCTTTGATAAACGGTCGTCCTATCTTTATTGCAAGCGGTGATTCTTTGAAGAAGTTGTCCAATAGATCCAGCCTGATATACTTCTAAAGTGAAACTATATTTTTTATTTATAATAAACTCTGGAGCATTTGGATTCGACCCCTGTGAATAATAAATTCCAGGTATAACAACATTGTTCAAATCTGTATCCGTTTCTAATTCCTCTGTGTTTATAAAATTTTGCCATCCACCCCAAACATTACCATAGTAATTGCGCACATATGTATGTACGTCATAACTAAGATATATAGTAAGTCTTTGGTGTATACCTGCATGACTATAAACTTCTAAGCTAAACGCTTTAACTGTTGGGCTATTTAATAAGGTAGCTGCGGTAGCATTATCTCTACATACATAATATCCTGGAGTTGTTATGCTGTTAAGATCCGTATTGGCTTCAATCTCTATCGCATCTATGCCTCCTGTAAAACGAGACTTAAATCCGATATCAACCACACCTTCTAATGAAGCAGGTTTACCAAAAGCAACGCCCCGTCCGCCCTTCAGAAAGTCTATCGTAAAAGTCATAGGCGCTATGGTCTTAGTGTGGCCACTACTTCCAATACTATCACTTACAGTAATTTTAATATCATATGAAAATTCTGTAGATAATGAGCTTCCTATAACCTTACTAATAGTTCCACTAGTGCCGGTTGCGGTTACGGCGACTTCTGCCCATGCGGTATCTAATTCCGCCTTATACCCTATTTTGATTCCTGTTACTGGTTTATCGGTTGCCCAATCGCACTTAACGATCGCGTAAGTTCCTTCTTCCGAAAGGGTACCATTAGCGTCGCATCTATCGACTGTGCAGTTCACAATACGAGGTGCTAGATAAGCCAATTCCCAAATAGCATATAAGGTTATAGCAGCGTTAGAAGTATAAGTAGCTCCAGCAGCATAGGCAACCGTGGTCGAAGCCGCTGACGTTCCCCATCCCAAGAAATTATAATTTGTTCTGGTTGGTTTTGTACCAGATAATGTAAGATTCACTCCATATGTTTTGGTCTGAGCGCCTGGAGCACCACTTCCTCCGTTAGCATTATAAGTTACAGAATATGTATTGGCTTTCCATATAGCGTATAAAGTTAAATTCTCATTTCTTCCACAGGTAGCGCCAGGTTGATAATAAACAGATCCGCTTGCGCCAGTAATCGACCATCCTTGGAATGTGTAGCCTGTCCGGGATGGCTTGCCACTAGACAGCTTTAAATCTGTACCATACCATTTTGTCTGCGCTCCCGGTGCGCCAGTTCCACCATTTGCGTTATATGTTATTTTATATGATGCCTTTGCAGGAACTGAAATGGATTTACTACAATACATTGTTCCTCCGACACGATCAATACCGGATAGTTTAGCTGCAAAATATTTTGTCTGAGCAGATGTTCCTCTGGAATACGTAAAAGTACTTGAGCCTATTTTCACTTGGTTTGTTGATGACCAACCAGATCCAGACGCAACTGTTGTTTTAATCGAAACACTTCCTCGACTTGTTGTTGCCGAGCTTGCTGTATCAAAATAATATTTGTTACTGCTATCACTAACGGTATATTTGCTCCAAAACCATACCTGTACCGATACCGTTGTCGTTGTTGCTGAGCTAGATACACTAGTATAAATACCAATGCGACCATAGCCGCCGACAATACTGCCCCATGTTGTACCGCTCGGTGCTGCCATTATTTATCACCTGCCCATCTTAAACCCATATTGCCATTGTTCCTTCTTTTCCATATAAAGCCCGTGTATTCTCCGATCTGCAATTCGTCTTTGATGATAGCTTTTTCTATATACAAAGCTTTGTTGCTAATGTATGCGATCTTTTCAGATGCCTCCATAAAGTCAACAGATGTGTTTGTAATCCTTACTTTAAACGGGTTGCCCGCTCTTCCAAGCTCTATGCAAGGGTTTCCGCTATCATCTGTGGCAATCACAATATAAGCTGTTTTCTTGCTTATATCATCCACAAGAGAATCCAATTTCTGTAAGGTATCTTCTGCGCCAGCAACGCTACCAGATACATCCTCAAGCCTTTTTTTTGCATCATCTAACGTGTCAGTAATTGCGCCAATGTTAAACGTCCATCCGTCCGAGGTTTGCTCCATCAAAGATGAACCGTCACTGTCTGTAACAAGCATAGATATTGAATCTGAAAGCTGTTCAATCTCTGTTCGTGCTGTTGTGATTTCACTGTTAATAGCTTCTGTAAAGTCTGTTAGTTCATCAACTGTAACAACATCCTCATTTGCTGGTGTCCAGTCGGTTGCCTTGTTTCCTTTTTCAAGCTTTGCTTTTGCAATCGTAGACGGAACGGAAACAGTTACAGATGGTACATACACATGAATTTCAGATGTTTCCAGTGTTCCTGTTTTTCCTGCAAATGTTGCAGAATATGTTCCATCATTATTGTCTGTCAGTTTTGCAAGAAAAAGATTTCCACCGTCCAAATAAGCGGAAAAGCTTGCCTTTCCAGTACCTAACTCACCCCAGATACAAAGAGTATACATCACACCTTTAATCATCTTTTCAGACATGGTGTACCTGTGAATCATATAATCAGAGTTAACCACATTTTCTGCACTGTTTAAAATCAGATTGCGACCGCCGACTTTTATATTATTAACCTTGTTTTCTACTGTTGCTACTTTTTCAACAGTACTGGTGATCCGGTCAGATTCCACCTTTAATTTGGCATCCGTTTCCGTCTTTGTATAATATCCGCTTAACTTCTTCGTGACCTCTTCTTTGGTCGCAGCAAGCTCTATAGCGTCTGAATTTTGTTTTATTTTAGTCTCGGCTGTTGTTGTTCTTATTTCCAGATTGTCAACATCTGCCTGTGCCTTATCTGCAGCCGCCTGTGCATTGTCTGCATCTGCCTGTGCCTTATCTGCTGCCGCTTTTGCGTTGTTGGCCGCTGACTGCGCCGCTGTAGCGTCTGCCTTGGCCTTGTCGGCTGCCGCCTGTGCCGCCTCTACTGCTGCCTGTGCTGCTTGTACCTCTTCTTGTGTAGCATCAACTTTTGATGTGACATCCGCAAGATTCTGTTTTGCAGCTTCCAAGTCTGTTGCCGCTGACTGCGCCTTTGAGTCTGCTGCTTCTGCTGCCGCCTGCGCCACTCTCGCTTTTTCCGCTGCGGTGTTTGCTGCTGTCTGGGCTGCTGTGGCGTTTTCCTTGGCTGCAAGAGCGGTGTTCTGTGCCTCTGTTGCTGCACCGGCTGCATCTTCTGCCTTTTTCTGAGCCGCTGCTGCTTCACCCTTGGCTTCATCTGCTGCCTTTTTCGCAAGTGCCGCATTGCTTGCTGCGGTGTTTGCTGTTTCCTGCGCAGATGTGGCTTTTTCTGCCGCTGCGGCCGCTGCGCTCTGTGCGTTTGTAGCCTGTGTAACCGCCGCTGTAGCGTCTGCCTTAGCCTTATCTGCTGCCGCCTGTGCTGATGCAACCTTTGCTTCTGCCGCCGCTATATCTTCTTCTGTAGCGTCCACACGCCCTTTCACGCTTGCAAGGTCTGCTTGCGCTGCTGTCAAGTCTTCTTCTGCTTTTGTCGCAATATTTTGCGCTGCCTGTGCAGCCGCCTGTGCATTGTCTGCATTTGTCTGTGCCGCTACCGCTGCCGCTTTTGCGTTGTTGGCCGCTGCCTGTGCTGCTGTTGCGTCCGCTGTTGCTGCGTCTGCCTTTGTCTGGGCGTCTGCGGCGGTCTTCTGCGCAAGGTCTGCCTGCGCCGCTGCGTTGTTCGCTGTTTCGTCTATTTCCTGCACTTTTTTTGATGTAGACTCAATTCCTGCGGCGTTCTGTTTGATTTTTGTTTCTAAGCTGGCTGTTGCCTCTGTCAACTCTGTTTTTCTTGCATAGTCAGCTTTCATTGTGTTTTCAAGAGTTGTTAGATTACCTCCAAGAGCGTCTATGCCCTCCTGCGCTTTCAAGGCGTCTGCTTTGGCCGCTGCCGCTGTTGCGCTTGCAGTTTCAGCCTGTGTCTTTGCTGTTCCTGCTGTTGTAGAGGCCTCTTCTGCTTTTATGATTGCTGATTCTGCTGTGCTTTGCGCAGTTCCAGAAGCAAGCTTCGCATCCTCTGCGTTTTTCTCCGCATTTTCAGATGATTGTTTCGCCTCTTCTGCTTTCTTTCCCGCTGCGCCTGCTGCTATATAGGCATTGTCAGCCGCTTCCTTTGCCTTTGTTACGGTTTCGCCCAATGATGTGACGCTATCCTCCACAATGCCAACAGCGTTTTGCGCTGCCTGTGCCGCTTCTACCGCCGCTTGTGAGCTCTGTTCCGCTGCCGCCGCTGCCTGCTTTGCAGTATCTGCCTGTGTCTTTGCAGCGCCAGACTCTTGCAGAGCACTTTCTGCTTCTGTTTTTGCTGCATCTGCCTGTGCCTTTGCCTTGTTTGCAAGATCAATCGCACGCTTTGCAGAAAGGGAATTTTCAGAAAATTCTTTCGCAAGATCAGCAACTTTCTGGTGTATTCCGCTTCCTTTTAACAGATGCTCGCCTAGTGTAGCTTTCTTCTCTTTATCCGCAACGGATGTTTCCAACTTTAAAAGACGGGTAGAAAGATACAGACTGCCTTCATCATCTACGATATTTACACGATCACCAATTTTCACGTTGTCCGGTAAGTATGTAATATCCACTTCATAATTTACTTCTATTTCGCAAAGCTTTTTAAGCTCTGTCACCGCCCTTGTGCAAAGCTCTTTCTGGCTTGTTGTGTCGTAACTAAAAGTACGGATGATATGCCCTGTGTACCCGTTTATCTTGTTCGGTTCGTTGTTCCAGACGTATCTGCTCCATTTTTTGAGCGCTTTTCTGGAATTAAGGCGATCACCGGACACATAAAAGTCACCATCATCATACTTATACCCATTTAGCGTGATAGGATTTTCAGAGTTTTCCGGTGTGCCGCCTGTAACAAGTAAAGAGGTTGCCAAGTTTGCAATAGTTTTCTTGGTCACAATGCTGTCGATTTCTTTGTTAAGTCTTAGCTGTACGCCGATATCTTTCCCACGTTTCTTGTATATGTTTATATATTTGTTTGTAATCAAAAGGCCTTTGATGTCAAAGCTATAGGAGATTTCTGCATTGTCAAACTGTGTTGCAACGCTTGCAAGGCGTTCTGCTGCTGTAGATTCTCCATCCCACTTTAATTTGCGTGTAAGGCTTTTTATTTCGTTTGTGCCAATCACAAAGCCGGAATCTTTTGCAAATCTATCTACATAGTGCGTGACTGGATAGGCCTTGTCTGCTTCATAAGCACCTACAATCTCATTTAACAGATCAAGTCCTGCGTCTTCTGCATAGAGATATATTTCTTGATGTTTTGTGTCCTTTTCTTGTTCTATGATGGTATAAAATTCAGTTTCCCCGTTATGGCTTCTCAGAAGATAATTACCAACCTCGGAGCAGGCCTCCGCTTTTTCCATTGTGTCTGCGCTGTAAGGCATTTTACATTCAAAGACAGCAACGCCCGTCTCTATATCTTCTGTCTTTAAATCTTCGGTGATGGTAAGTCCTTCTGGAAGCTCTGTGCTTGTGTGTCCGAGTATATTAAATTTACGATCAGTAAAATAAATAATCACAAGAATACCTCCCTGTACCTTACTTTAAATGTTGGTTTATATTCGTCTTCTACCCACTCAGAATAGGCAGTGCCGATCTGGTTAAGCCCCGGTGTAAGGCAAAAGCCCTCCCAGTCATTACCAAGTGCACCAAGTAGCGGCGTAGGAACACCATTCAGCTTTATTTCTCCATTCCGGCAATTTGCCTCAACAACATCATCTGCACTGAATTTATTCGGGATGTCTCTGTATTGGTCGCAATTGTTTTTTACAAATTTTACCCAGTACAGACCATTGTAAGAAAGCGCAGCAGATGTCGAATACTGTTCAAATGAAAATGTTATCTTGTAAACTTTTAAGTTTTCAATAGTATCATCTGTAAACGTCTTTGCCACCCCGGCCACGTTAAAAGTAACTTTTATGCCGCTTTTCGTGATCGTGGATGTCTTCACAGCGCTTTCTTTTGCTCCGAACGATTTGTTGTTGTAGGACAAATCAACCGCTGTTTCTCCGACCTTTACGCCCTTTAAGTAATAAATGATAGTTGCTGTCTTTCCGGCGTTGTTCTTCTGTATTCTTACCCCTGCAATGTTGCTACCGCCTGCGTCTGACAACTGAGCTTGAAACGCTCCTAACTGCTTTGTTGCAGAGCTTGAAGAACCAATAGACATCTTTTGCTTATAGGTTAAAGTGAAATCTTTTGCCCCTGTTTCACCTGCTGCGTCCGCACCTATCTCTCTTGTGATAGACACACCGTGCCACTTTCCGGCGGCGCTTCCATAACCTGTAGGGCTTAAGAAATATGTTTCCGGCACATCTGCCACATATTGACTGATGGCCAGATTCTTGCAAGCTTTTTCAGCCACAACACCAGCAGAACCGCTGGCACTGTCTGCGCTTTTTGTTACTTTGAATTTCATGCCACTAAGTGCGGACGTTGTAGCAGAAAGACCGGCAACAGTAACAGAAATGTTCACTGTATGCGCTGTTTTACCTCTCCAATATTCTTTAATGCCTTTCAGTCTTACACTGTGCCAAGTTCCACCAACATAGATATAAGCCATAAGCCCATAACCACGCCCAAAATAAGAGCCGCTCGAACCTAAAGAAGCTGTGATTGTGAATTTTACCTTTACAGAAGTAGCAGTTCTGCTGTAGCTTCTCGCAACGATCTTATAATTAAAAGAAGGCTGTCCAGAATCAGATTTACCGGTGAATATTGTTCCAGACGTTTCCTTTGGGTGAGCCGGTACAGCATAAGAAGCTATTTTCATACCTATACTACCAAGTTGCGCTACATCCTCCGGGATCAAGTGACCATTATTCAAAGACCAGAGCCCTTTTGCCGCTGTTCCCCATGCAGAGGCTGTCTTAAATGTCTGGTTAAGCATTGTCTGCGCTTTCTCAAACTTCTTTTCACTGTCTACCTCGTCTGGATCGCCAAGCTGAATGATTTTTTCGTCTTCTGTAAAAAAGGCCACATAACCACAATCCCCCTTGCCGGTCAATGTTTCTGGTGTTTCTCCATCTTCACTGACATTTTCTTCGCTGTAAAAAGCCGCTTCAAGCGTTGGGAATGCCTTATATGTTCCGCCATAGTCTACAAGAATACTCGAATCATCAAGTGATTGTTCCGCTTCGTACTCAACAACAGAATATTTAAAAGGATCAACGCAAAGAAACTCTATTTCACCTGTCACCGCATTTCTTCCGGGTTCTACTTCTCCAATTGCTGACGGTGTACCGGTGTAAAACATATCCGGTTCATCATGGAAGATCATTTCTGCATTGCTTACGTTTAAGATCCCACCAAGCTTGTTATATGCGGATCTGAACGCCTCGCTTGATTCTGCGATTAACTGATACTTTACAGTAATTGTTCTGGCTGGATATCGTTTATTTTTGATTGCAGAGCCATCACGGACACCTGTTTCATAGGTGGCCAGTTCCGGTGATAAGGCTTCACGCCCTGTCACCTGCAATGTCCTATAACCTTCTATTAGATTTTCAATATATTCCCCGTTTAACATTAAAGCTTCGGAGGGCAGCATATTCTCCGAAGCTTCGTATACATCATTTACATCTATGAAATTATACATTTTGTGTGTCCTGCCCTCCTACACTCTTCCGTGCTTTCTTTCTTCTCTCTTTTGGCGCTTGTTAAGCTCTTCTTCTGTATATTTGACAGTAGTGCGTGCCACTTCTTTTCCGTCAATCTCAGAATGCACGTGTATGTTATACACTGCATTCCTATAATATTCGTAATCGGAAGACAACTCACCGCCTGCATAAGCAAGCGAAAGTTCTGGTGTCGCAACAGACGGAATGGAAACGAGTTTCTTTGCTGCGTTCCATGCGTCTTTCACTTTACCCAGAAGGCCTCCGACATAACCAGAGCCCCAGTAACCACCAAGCTTATCAGAAACCCTAGAAGGGCTGTGTATCTTTGCTTCTGCTCTTACCGCCTTATCTGCCGCCGCTGCCATTTGTGCAGCCGCAGATCTGACAGCGCCAAGCTGCGACCGCATACCCTGCGCAAAACCTTGGCTAATATAAGAGCCAGCACTATACGCCCGACTTCTTCCAGATCTCAGCCTTGCACATACTTGGCTTACAGCACTAGACGCCACAGACGCAGCACCTTTTAACCCAGATCTTACACCGTTAGTGTAACCTGTGCCTAACAGTAAGCCTGCTGGCAATGCTCTGGAAGCTGCACTGGTAAATGCTGCTGTTATTTTAGATGTGACTGCTTTCGCTTTTCCCGGTGCAGGATTTAATCCGGTTGTCATTCCTGTTGTAAAGCCAGTTCCAACTTTACGCCCTGCCGCCTGTGCTTTGCTTGCAGTGTTGTTAAATGCGCTTGTTAGCTTATTCATAGCCGACTTCGCTTTACTTCCAAGACCATCAAGGCCGCTTTGCACAACCTTAATAGATTTTGTCATACTCTTCAAAGAAGACTGTGCAGTCTTTGCGCTAGATGCAATAGCCTTCATACTTGATTTTACGCCCTTTAATGCAGCGGACATAGCAATCACGCCAACACACGCAGCCGCCATTGCAAGTCCAAATGCAGAAATACCAATTGCCCCGGCGGCCGCACCGGCCGCCAGACTCCCCGCACCGGCAAGATGTTCCTCAACTGGGCCACCGAGGACGTGGTGCTTGGCGTGCTCAAGAACTGGCAGAAGTTCTCCGCCTGGGTCATGGACTACAAGCCCGAGTACCTCCACGGCGGCCACCTCATCGACCGCGCCGGGTACAAGAAGTTCAAGGAGATCATCCTGGACGGGGTGGAGCTCAACCCCGAGTGCCTGGTGGCCGAGGACATC